CTGGCCGAACTAGGCTAGGTAAAGAGGAGCCCTCTTGGGTAACCAAGCGGGCCTCTTCACTGGCGACACATTGACGTCCACTCGGTCTTCCGGCCAAGTGAGACGCTCTCTATGTTGGGTAAGGCGTAGATATTCGAAGAATCGAATATCCTCATCTTCCGCGCGTCTGTCACTATGTGGCAACTTTGTATTCCCATAGGAATACATGTCACATTGGTAACGAAGAGAATACTTTGATCTCAGATGGAAGTTTGTAGGCTGTGTAGAAAACAGCCCAAACTCACCATCAGGTGAGAAGGGTACTCTCAAATGTTGGGGCATCTTATTTAACTGTAAGATACACCAACGGCGTACGGAGGGTAAATGACTGTTACAGTCGTTAGCCAATTCAACTAGAGACTCAATGCGCTCGGGTCTATCACCCTTGGCGACGTCATACCCAGTAAATCTTCTGGATAGACGTACCGGAGTGAGATCGACACCGTTGTAGTAGAAGCCCCCACAGGATTCACGAAAGAATCCTCGTGGTTGGCGATTGCCGAAAGATTTCTCCATATTTGGGAGGAATCCGTTAGCAGCTAATCTTTGCATTACTGCATCGAAATAGCGATCTTCTACGACGATATCGTCCCCGTAGATCCTATACTCAGAAAGTGTAGGATCATCGCCCATACTCCTTATGGAGCATTCCACAATAGCGGCGAAGACAATTGTCTCTACGGGGAAGCAAAGATCGCTTCCCGAAGGGGCAAATTTCTTCATGCGGATGACTGTACCGTCTGGTAGTCTTGTACTCGTTGAACGAGTTAACAAGAGCCATGGGTACAGACATGTATTGCGGAACCACTGCTTCACTAGAGACCAACTAACCGTGTCTGACGCGCTTGAGAGATCGATGGTCGAGAAGGTGCCATCGATACTACCAAGCCACGCCAAATGGCGGTTGGGTTCTTGGTCATCCGGCTTAAAACGCCGTGAGATGTAATGCTTCCTCTCTCTGAAGAAGGAGAGGAGAGCATGTCTCACACCCTTTTGGTGCCACATGAGTACGCTTGGTTCCATCGAAATTGTTCGATAGGATCCAGCACTCTTAGGCACAAAGATTGTTTGGGATGTGCGCAGTGTGCACATTGTGGGCACACGCGGATAGGGTTGCTGATTTCCGTAAACTCGGGAACAAAGTACCGAGATACGAGGGTCAGGTCCTAAACATTCATACTTGGATGCAAGGCAAATGCCAGCATCGCAAGTACTCCCTGGTCCGTGTTGAGGAGCATGATTGGTTGAAAAGAACCAATCATTTTCCGCACTTCTAGGGAACCAATTCTTTAGAACATCAACCTCCTCGAGGGTAAACCCATCCTCTTGGATGTTCTGTTCAATCAAAAGGTACTTATCAAGAGCTGCCACTTCCAGTTGGGGTAAACCTGAAAGATTTATCCGGCTGATGAAGAGCAACCATTGATAAGCGCGTTGGAGTGAATCGGTGGAAGAATTTATCCACCAATCGTCCAAAATTCCGTTGATTGGATCCAAGATAGATCCACAACACGGGAACGAGATGCTGAGATGCCGTTTAAAAGCATCGTAGGAAGCAAAATCATCAACAAGAAGCTGATGAGATGCTACCTTAAGCATTTCAACTAGAGTTGAAACAGGA